CGTAGACAATCACGACGTCAACATGCTCCCCGCGGTGCGAGACATACTCCTCGAGGAGGTAGGGCGCGTGTTCGGGCCTTTCTACGGTCTGTTGGCGCGGATGACGTACCGGATGCCACAACTAGTCAAGAACGACTACCGCGGTGAGAAAGGGGTGCGCCTCGATGGCAATCCTTACGACTCGTCTACTTTCACCGCAGATTACGTCAACGCTACGGGCCACCCGTTCACGTCTCTCGTCGCTAAGTTCGCGGGCGCACTGTACGTTCTCGACGCATTATGCGAGGCCGGCGACATCCCAGACGGCGAAGAGGGATGGGCTGACTTCTGCTCTGGCGCGCTCCCAGTTAAAGCGCTTGTTGCAGGTGATAACGTAGTCATGGCGGGCCACCAGGGGCTAGATCGCCTCCAGAAGCATTCCCGTTACGCGATCTACTCGCAGACCGAGACGTTCCAGGGCCTAGTCGCTGTGCGTACAGGCACCTCAATTAGTTGGCAGCCTAACATCTGCTCGTACGTGCTGAACTTCTTCACTCCCGGAAGGCCGATCTCTAGCAAGCAGAGAGGGGACTGGGCCGCCGGATGGGTCGAACGTCAGCAAGTATACAGCAAGTCTCTCAGCTACGATGTAGCCCACCGAATCGTGAACGACACGACTCAGGACGTGCTGAGCTTCCATATGGATGACTACGCGATGCTCCACCAGAGCAGAGCGGCGGTAGTCGGCCGGAGCGCGGTCGATTCGGACTTCATCCTCGATCAAGACGTCATCTACTACAAACACGACATAGCGGAGGTGGACCCCGACCTAATAGAACGGTTCTTCATTACTGTGGACCCCGTCCACTATCAGCCTATGCATGAGGGGCTGATCTCATTGAAAGGATGTGAATAGATGGCTGAGCTATTCTTCGCATACAGCGGTTTCGTAGACGGCGTGCACTCTAACGCCTGGCTGAAAGGCCGGGGGGCCGAGACGCGGAAGGACGGTCTGGCCACCGGCCTGTATCGGTTCGTCGGCGAGACGCGTGAGGGAAAGGAGGTGAAGGTGGCCGACCTCGTTCTCGAAGAGAGCGGTAAATACGCGACGGCTGACTTGGCTGACGCCGAGATCAAGTACGACGGATCCAAGCTAGGGAAAGTCCATGGCGGTGTGATCCTCATCGTCGGCGGCTCGGCGTCGGGTAAGACCGTACTCGTGGAGCATCTTGCACGCACGATTCGGGGCGTCAAGATCCACAG